CATCCTTTACAGGTATCTTCATCTACTGTAGCACAATAAAATGTTCCAGATGGATCTTCCATAACGTAGATCATTTCTCTGTCGAAAATGTCGCTTTTATCCGTAATGAATAAGACATGGATCATCGTTCCCTTTTCAGGGTTGATGTAATAGCAATCAGGCGCAAATGCCTTGAGGGTGGGAACAGATAGGTTTTTATAAAATTCTTCCCTATCTTCTTTTCTTTGTTTTTTGTATTCTTCTAAATTGATTATATTGTCATTCTCCAAATTTAAACTCCCCAAAATCTTTTTTAGTCTTTTTTGAGGATGTATCGAATACCGGAGTATCTTTTTTTTCTTCTCTACCAGTATCAACCAATCCAGACTGTGATTCTTCTCCCAAATCGGAAAGTCTCATTTTCGCTCTATCAACTCCTACTAAAAATTTCTTATTTGAGGTAATATCACTATATCGATTTTTTAGCTGTTTAATTAATATTTGTCCGGCTTCTTCTAAGTTTTCATTACTAATAATTGCAAACATAAAATCTGCAGTTGCGGGAAGTCCAAAACTCTCACTAGTATCTTCAAGACCAACATCTGTATTTTGAAAACCTTGCCTATTCGTTTGGGTGGCTGACAAAATAGGAACATCAAATTCTACTGCTAATCCCCTAAGTTCTTCTGCTATCGATTTAATATAACTGTAAGAATTTACATATTGTCCTGGTTTAATTCTTGAAGAAGAACATATATTAATATAATCAACAAGGATCATATCTGGTTTAAAATTTCTCTTAAGATTTAGTTCATTTAATAATGCTCTAAAATGATTTGTACTAGCCGCGGCTGTAGGATATTCCTTGATAATTAATCTACCTTTAACCGTATCCTTGAGGGCCTCCATTTTCTTTTCATACATCTTTTTAGATAAACCTACTAAATCATCTAATTTAATATTTAATAAATTTGCATCTATTCTTTCTGCGATTCGTTCTTCTGACATTTCTAATGTAATATACAAAACATTATTTCCCTGTGATAGAGCACTAGCACTAACATGACACATAAACAATGATTTACCAACACCTGTTCCTGCGAGGGCAATATTCAAGGTCTTAGAAGACAGACCACCTCCTGTTATTTTATTGAAGAAGTCGAGATCAAATGGAATTTTCTTTTCCACTCTATGATAGAATGCATACCGATCATCAGAATCCAGAAGGTAATCATGACCCACGTGAGGATCAAAACTAACAGAAAGAGCATCGGTAAGCAACTCAGGAATAGCACCTTTGTCCTCGTTAGATTTTTCGGGCTCATCCAATATTTTAATTGAACTGACAACGGCATTGTATATTGCCTTATCTTGACAGAATTTTTCTGTTGTTTCCAAGAGCCATGAAAGATCCGATTGTTCATCGTTTTGTCCTTCCAGATAAGTTAAAAGTTCTGTTACACTTTCAAATTCTTCATTTTTCAATGATGTGCCATCTAATTCAATAACTAATGCTTCTTTAGTAGGTAAATTATTATATTTATTGATAAAAGAATTTATTTGTTCATACAATAATTTATCTGTATGTTCTATAAAATATTCTTTGCTGAGAAAAGGTAAAACTTTTCTAGAATATTCTTCGTTATGTATTAGATTTTTAAGTATTAGTGTTTCTATCCGCTGCTGCATGTTTATCCATTTGTGTTTGTATAATTTCTATTACCCATTTGCCTAATTGTTGCTCAAATGCTTTACCTTCTTCATCAGAAATTTTATGACTTATATTACGTGGAGGCACTTCAATTTCATATTCATATTGACAGGCTATATCATCTCCCGTCAATTCTTGTTCTACTAATTTAAATGTTGTATATCTAATTATTGCGCCATCAAATGATGAATTATCTTGCACTATTATACATAATGATTTATCTTCTGGATCATTTGGATTTGAACACACCTTATATAGATCACTCATCGGTCGCCTCCACTTCAGCTGTCTCTACCTCATCAAATCCACCATAGAGAAAAACTTTCTTAGCATGAACATTTAATTTATCAAGAATTTCTGGTGTAAAATACTTTTCAGGATCATTTAAAATTGCCTTACCAAATACTTTAGAACCATCTGGCATTTCATATCTTGTAGATATTTTAGTAAAGATTCCTGCGTCCTCTGCCAATTCAATGAGACCGTAATATCTATTCAAACCTCTATCATACCGCAAGAGAACATCAACTATTTTGTTCTCCTTAGTTAATCTAGATTTGAAATTTTTACAATGAATTACATTTCCTACAACATCAGTTCCTTCTTTTTCTTTTCTCTTTGAAAGGAATATAATAGTTGAAGCAGCATATTGTAAACCACTACCACCACCCATTACAGAAGTTGGAAACATTGTACCCATTTGTTTATATGTGTGATTAGTAACTAATAATGGAATTCCCGCCTTACCAAGTTTCAATGTCAATACTCTGAAAGCACCTTTGACTAATTGTGCTCGCGTCATATCTTTGGTTTCTTTACCTTCGGAAATATCAGTTACTTCTTTAGTAGTAGATAGCATACCAAGAGAATCTAAGCACATCAACAATGGACGATCTTCTTGACCCTCACCATGACTTTCTACTACTTTTAATGCTTGATGTGTAAATTCTTGAATCGTGGTGACAGGAAGAATTATCATCCGTGAAGAATCAATTCCTCTGTCTTCTATCATCTGTTTAGTTAGAGCAGACTCAGACTCAAAATACAGAACACCGCCGCTAGGATTATCTGCAAGAAACTGTTTGACAATGCCCAAGACAAAAAAGGTTTTTCCTGTTGCTGTCTCGCCCGCCAAAGCTGTAATCTTATTAGAAGGGATTCCTCCATAAATATCTCCTGAAACTAATGCGTTTAAAATATAACTACCAGTATCTACATATGTAGACACATCGCCCGCTTCGATTCCATCCGAAACTTTTGTACCAAATTCATTACCGGTTGCTTTTAGCAAACCATCAAAATAATCACTCATTACTTTCCTTTTATTGTTTTATAATCATCTATTATTTCTATAATATGAAACCCGTCATCTCTTATGGATGATGCAAACTTACTTGCCTCTTTTCGAGTTTCAAAAGTCATAATAGACATTGATTCTGGAATAATATCCACAGAATGATTTAACTCTTTGAAGTCTTCTACAGAATCCACTTTTTGTTGTTTGTATGTCTTTCGTGCATACCTCACCATTATACTTCCTGCCATATTACCTTTTACATATACTACTTCTATTATACACTAAATAAAGAAATTGTCAAGACTAGACCGCCGTTCCGTGTCCCAGCCAATTACATCTAATACACCTTTCAATGGTTCAACAAAGGCCTTATTAAATTGTGTATTATAATCTATATATTTTTCCAATTCAAATTCTTTAGGTAAATTATTTAATATAGAAATTACCTTATCTCCCGCTGGATTAGGATCTTTAAGATAAGCGAACTTAACTTTTTCTCCTTCTTGAATTATAGGGTATTTTTTTGTAAGTTTCTTTGATCTAAGCATGTGATTATAAATCAACGAACCCTTTACATGAATTGGAGTACCCTTTGTATAAATGCTAGCGGGGTCTTTATATTTTTTTAGTCCATTAACCGATCTTGGAAATGCAATCTTTTCCATATCTAAACTAAAAAACTCTTCTTTAAACTTTTCAATATAACTAATCACCTCATCTTCTGTACCTGAAATAATAATATTGAAAATCGCTCTCAATGATTCTCTACAAGCTTGTGGTGTAGAACTTTTAATTGCTTCAATACCTACAATCTTTAGTTTAGGTTCTTCATATCGTACACCTTCAGAATCATGAACGTTCAGAATATAATGTTTCTTTGCTGTCCAGATACCTGTATCAGCAATGACCTCACGTTTCATGACCATCTTTTGTTGATAAGCATTTACATACTCAGCCAATTCTTTATATGATTTTTCAATAACTCCTTCGATTCTTCCACATGCTTTGTCTAAGAAGTTAACAATTTTTTCATCACCAGTAATGCCGACTTTAGAGACAAGATCCTCAAGACAAACATATAAAGAATCTGTATCCATAGCAACAATATAATCCTTATTCACAGCAGATAATGTAGTGTTTAAGTACTTATTCACAGCATTTTCTGCCCATTGAACAGACAATTGACCAGCAACAGAAACGGCTTCAGCATTTCGTTCATCATAATAACGAAACCATTGATTACCCATAGCTCCATAAGCAGAGTTGAGTGCGATCTTTAAGTTCTGTTGATAATTGTAATATTGTGACAATTTATTGGGATCGGCGTTTCTTCCTTTTTTCTGTTCTTCTATCATCAACTTCTTATATGTAACTCTATCATTATACATACTTTCCATTAACTTAGGAAGAAACCCCTGTTTATCTTTACGATAAACTGACCCATTCGGAGTAACTGTTACATTCTTTTCTTTCCAAATACTTGTATCAAACTCTTTATTCAATAATCCATCTACACCAATATCATCTTGCCATGTACCAAGAATAGTTTCCGGAGAAATGTTGTATTGCATAATCAAATGGGGATACAAACTATTCAAGTCAAAACTAACTATCCACTTATGTCTACCTTTTTGTGGTGCCTTCACATAAGCACCTTCATACGCATCCCCTTTACGTTGTTTACTCTTTTGGGGAATCACAACTTTCTCTTTCAAAAGATGATTGTAAATAATACAATCCCACATTCTTGTCTGCGCAAATACATCTGTATAATTACACTTTGACAAATATGCTAGAGAAATGATCATCTCTAAAAGCTTCATCTTATTTTCAAGACGGTCTACTAGTAATACATCTTGAATATTGTATTCAATAAACTTTTGATAATCTGTTCTGTATAATTCATGTAATGTGTTTACTTCAGAATAATCTAGTTTATTTTCATCCAATTCAACATGCGCAATATGATCTAATCTATAAGATTCTTGATTGGTATAAGTAAATTTCTTATAAGCATCCATGTAATCAATTTCAGACACACCGTATATCTCATAAGTCTGAACTTCTTTACCACCCATACCAAAGATTTTTTGTTCTCTGACAAATCCCCATGGCGATAATTTCTTGACCCATGTTTCATTTAAGATTTTACGAATTCGATTAACCAAATATGGAGTATCAAACGTTTTAGTATTCCAGCCTGTAATTACATGAGGACAATTCTGTTGCCAATACATCACAAATTGCTCAAGTAATTGTCGTTCATCTCCACATTTATTATATGTAATATTTTCTTGAGTATTATTAAAGTCAGAACAACCCCAAACTTGAATATCATCATTTATCTTAATTGTGATTGCTGTTACTTCTTCTTGAGCATTTTCGGGATTTGGAAAACCATGTTCTGAACCTACTTCAATATCAAGAAACATTAT